ATCCTGAGTTACGGTTTTGTTCCATTTTTGCTCGGGGTTTGTTAGTCGATTTGCTTTGCTTCATGTTCGAGTCCAAGGAGCGGGGCTATCTGATTTGGCCGGACGGATCGCCAAGGTCAAACGAGGATATCGCCGACGCGGTTTCAGGCGGGGACCGTTCGGAGAAGGTAAAAGCGATCGAGGAATTGGAGAAAAAGGGCGTTTTATCCAGGGATTCAAGGGGCGTTTTATATTCTCGACGAATGGCTAGGCTCGGGGAGATATCGCAAATGCGCAGCGAAGCGGGGAGCAAACCGAAAGCAAAACCGGAACAAACGGCGAACAAACCAGGAACAAACGGCGAACAAAAACCGGGGGTTACGGTTTCGGATTCTGTTTCGGATTCTGATCCGTTAGTTAAAACCCCCTTAATCCCCCAAGGGGGAGAAGCGGCAGATCCTTCAAGGGTGGACCAAAAACCGAAAGCGACCGAACCGCCCCCGGACGAAAAGCCAAAGCGCAAGCCCAAAGAGACTGTCGGCGAATTCCTCGTACCCCCAAGGCTAGACTCTCCTGAGATCCGAGAGGCCCTTGAGGCCTTTGAGCGAATGCGGGTTGATATCGGGCATCGCATCAAAGACCGATCGCGGCTTTGCCTGGGGTGGGATAAATCCTACCGCGACAAAACGCACCTCTTGGATTGCATTCAATTTGCGACAGCGAATGAGTACCAGGGCATCAAGCCAAGGTACATCGAACCAGAGCGAAGCCCGGCGACGGGCAAGCCGATAAAGCGTGAATCTGATTTACCGAAAGTAGACTCTAATTGGGAGCCAGCATGAAACTACACAGCCAACACATCGAAACAGCCAAAGCGATTGAGACGCAATTGATTGCCGGGGTGCTTCTCAGGCCAAAGGATTTCCACCAAGCATCGGGGATCGTAACGCAGGATGATTTTTTGTCCCAGTCAATGGCCGACCTTTGGGGGGCGTTCCATGCGATGGCAAAATCAGGCGTCGAGTTTTGGCGTGAATCAGTAATGCTGTCCGAGCTTATCAAGAGCGGCGTAATGGAAAAGATCGGCGGGCCAGCGATCTTAGGCGATCTGATTACCAAGACGACCCCGGGACATGTTTTGTACCATGCCGAGGAGCTTGCGAAATGGGCAGAGCGTAGGCGGGTTGTAGTTGCCTTGGAGCTTGCATTGGCAGAAGCCCAAACATTATCCTTCGAGCCAGACGACGTTATTGGGTTTGCTCAACAGAAATTAGCCAAAGCAAAGGGGACCGGGAGCGACGACATAGAGCAAATCGGCGAAATGATGTCGAACTACCTCGGGGCTCTTGAGGATGCAAGATCGAGCAAGGTTCAATCCTCGGTGGTTCAAACAGGGTTTCGCGAACTAGATGAGGTGCTATCGGGCGGCATCCCGCTAGGGTCTTACGCAATCCTTGCGGCGCGGCCGTCGATCGGCAAGTCGGCAATGGCTATGGATATTGCGCATCACGCAGCGGGCAGCGGGCATCCAAGCCTGTTTGTTTCGCTCGAAATGTCGAACCAGCAAATCAGCCAACGGCAATTCGTTCGAGATGCCAACATGCGAATCACGGAAATGCAAACGCTAAGCTACACCGACGAAAAGGTATTCGGGATGCTAAAGGCTTGCGACGACGCAAGGAAGCTGCCATTGTACGTTTGGCAGGCCAGCGGGGCCAATGTCGCTAGGATCGAATCTAGGCTACGTGCTGAGGTTGCCAAAAGAGGCATCAAGCTAGCGGTAATTGATTACCTTGGGCTTATCAGGGCCTCGGAGGGGAAATCGATCTACGAGCGGGTGACTATGATAAGCAACGACCTAGCCCGGATTAGCAAGCAGTTAAACATTGCGTTGCTAGTGCTTTGCCAGCTAGGGCGTCAAGCCGAGGGGGAGGTGCCTGGAATTAGCAACTTGCGCGACTCAGGGGCAATAGAGCAGGATGCGGATATCGTAATGCTCTTACATCGAGAGAAGCGGGACAGCGAGACGGCTAGCCTGTTGCTTGAGAAGCAAAGGAACGGCAAGATCGCACAAATTACACTTAGCTTCAACGGGAAGCGATTTTCGGATGGTTTCATGCAGGCTAAACCCTTGCACGATAATTTCAACAACGGAGCATTTTAATGAACAAGCAGCAAATGGAAGACAGGGAACAATTTAGGCGGTACGCAGAGGCGGCGTTAAGCGGGCTGGATTTGAGCGGAATAGACTGCTCAATTGAAGCGGCGAAAATAGCCTTCGATAAAGCTATTGCGATGATGCTGCAAGAATCGCGGTGCTGGGAGATTTACCAGATTCACGCCCTTGAGGCTATCGTTGACGATGAGCGAATCAAGCATGAAGGAAAGTGACGACGACGAAAAGACCCGCAAACTCCAGGACAAAGTGTACTGGCTAAAATTGCAGGTGAAGTATCTACAGAAACGAAACAAGGAACAAAAGCAATGGATCAACAAGCTGACAAACAAGAACCATCCAGCAAGGAGGGCGGGGAAATGAAAGTGGGCGATAAGGTTTGGGTCAAGGCAACGGTTGAAGACATCAGAGGTGAAAGGGTTCAATACTTGTTCGGCGGCAACTGGCCACTGTGGCTTCCTTCGAGCGACTGCCGACCCGTCGAGCCGGAAGCCAAAGAGCCGACCCAAGGCCAAAAGCTAGCCGAACGAACGATGAAAGCGATTTGGGCGGCGAATGATGCGGTGAACGGAACGCCAGTTGTCAAGCATGGCGATCCATCCGGCGGGTGGGAGCCAACGAAAGACGAAATCGAATACGCAAAGGATCGTTGCGGCGCGCCAGCGAGCGACCCGCTAGCCCCTAGCCCATGCATGGAAGGCGTGGACGTCGATCAGTTCATCGAGGGCGTAATGGATGCAAGGGGGCGAACTAGCGGCTTGCAGGTCGGCGATGCGGTGCGATTTGTTTTACCAAGGCACGAGCGGCACGGGACGAAAGGCGTCTTGAAATCGATCCACCACGGGCCGAAGAACGCTTATTTGTTCGTTTCCAATTGCGGCCAATTTCATCGCTATTGCACGATCGCGGAATTGGAGCACTACGACAAAGCCGAGGCTGTGGACATTAAAGGCTCGATGCAATCGCTCGACGGGGCAGACACTATTCAAGCGGGTGATTTGCATTGGACCGACAGGGACAGCAAATACCGGCTATGCAACTTCACGATCGGGATGAGAGTCCACGAAGCAATCCAGCGGGGCAATGCTCACGGGGAAAAATGGGTGTTCTACAGGAAGTTTAGGGAGGTGGGCGAATGACACGAATTTGCATTGAACTACCCTACCCCGATAAAGTCCACAGCCACAACAAGGGCCACTGGGCGACCAAGACCAGAGGCGTAAAAGAGATGAGGCACGCGGCCAAGCTTGTGGCTCTTGACGCGATGAATCGAGGGGCCAAGCCGATTGCAGGCAAGCACAAAATAAGCTACCTTTTTTCCGTCAAGGACAATCGGCGGCGGGACCGGGCAAACATGGTCCAGCAATGCAAAGCCTACATCGATGGCATCGTCGAATCCGGTTTGATCGAGGGCGACCATTGGCAGGTGAGCGAACTAGGGGCCGTTGAGGTGCGAATTGACAAAACAGGGGCGGCGGTGATTATTCAGATCGAGGTAACCCAATGACCAAACGCAAAAACATAATCCAGCCTCCCGAAGTTTGGGCGGCTTGGTCGAAAATCGCTGAGGCGAAGGGCTGGACGATGGCCCACCTGATTTTTGAGGCCGTCAACCATCGCCACAGGCTCAACCAAGAGCGACCAGGGCGAGGTCGGCCAAAGTCTAGGCCGGTGGCGCGGAAGCGCAGGAGGGGCAAGCGAATCGGAGTGAGAACTAGGTGAACGGCGACTTCGGTTCAATGCTCTGTTATAGGATGATTTGAAATGATTAATCGCGCCGGTGATGTAAGGGTTGCATATCCGCTTTTCCAAGCGGAAGGAGGCGGTTCGATTCCGACCTCGGCGCTTCAATTGCGATTTGAGGAGATTCATATAAAGCGTGCAAGGGATTTGAATGCCTTGTGGCATTCTCGTCTTCCAGTTTACGACACAGGGTTTTGTTTAAATTCTACGATTTCATACGGTGCAGAATTTGAGGGAGTGTATTACGCAATAGCAATTTGGACGAACCCGGTGGCGGCGGCGCTGCCTCAGCATGAGTGGCTTGAATTAAGACGGATGGCTATTTCAGATGATGCCCCCAAAAACACAGCGAGCAGAATGCTCGGTTTTATGGCTAAAGATATCAGGAAACGATTTCCGCAAGTGGTGCGGTTAATTTCGTATCAAGATTGCGAAGTTCACGCTGGAACGATTTACAAAGCAGCGGGATGGCAAGCCACAGTAACACACAAGGGTGGGTCGTGGAATAGACCGAACGCTAAAAACAGAAACGGGAAACCAAGGACAAGGCCAGACAAAAACAACGCAACAGGTGCAAAGCAACGATGGGAGCTGGAAATAGCGAGAGCCTGAATCCGGCATTTTGTCGAGTGGCTCATGGGATTCCCGCTAGGGTGGACCGACTTAGAGGGCTCGGAAACGCAGTAGTTCCGCAAGTCGCGGAGCTTGTGGGCAAAATGGTATTACAGCGGCTCCAAAGCGGCAAAAGCGAAATTCGGGGCTCCGGTGATTGTCAAGCCCCTTGACTGGGGATAAGATGTTGACAAAGGAGATCAGCATGAACTTAGGCGAACTTGTCAAATCGAAGCGATTTTGGGCGGCGGCGGCTACGATTGCCGTGGTAGTCCTCAAGGATCGCGTACCACTCAGCGAAGATCAGATCCAGCAATTGGTTTGGGTGATCGGGGCTTGGATCGTTGGCGATTCAGTCCGACCGTTGCCCAAGCCCGATGAGGTGGCATCGTGAGCCGATTGAAACTCGCAGACCGACGCGCAGCACGCAGAGCGGCTAGGGAGATCTGGATTGCCAGCAAGACCGATGCCGAAGTTGCCAAGCTTGTAAAGCAGGCGGTTGACGGCGATGAGGACGCGCAAAAGCTCCTCTTCGCGACTCACCCAGAAATGCCAGTCGGCATCGATCCAGCTACGTTGTTTCTGCTTATCCAGATCGCTTTGAAACTTTGGATTTGGTGGCAGCAAAACAAGGTTGAAAGCCCCCCGGCAACGGTCGGCATGGGCGAACCGTTTGACGACGACGAATAACCCCTAGCCAACCCGAACTTTACCAAGCAAATAGGGGCTCGGTGAGTTGGCAGGGGGCAAAATGGAGTGAAGATGGCAGCGAAAAAAGACAACTGGATTCCTTGGGCTATCATCGCGGGGCTTGTCCTCTATGCGGTTAGCCAACAACCAAAGGAAGGGGGTGATCCATCTAAGCCTGCCGGGGTAACTGCCGTGGTCCGGTCGACTATCCCATCAATCAGGGCGGCTTACAAGCAAGCTTTCCTCGATGCGGCAGCGAAGATCGAAGCGGGCGAAATCGCCAACCAAGAGCAATGGACCAAGTTTATTGAGGAGAATGCCGGGGCTAAGCGAATCGAGGCAATGAACAAAGTCTACACGGCGATCGATGAGTTGAAATTGCCCGTGACGTTTGCGGGGCGTGAAGCGGAAATAGCACGAATCAATCGAGAAATTTCGGGGGCGTGGTAATGACTGAAATCGGATTAATTACTTGGTACATCGTTCAGTTGGTCCTATGGGCAGGGCCCTTCGGCGTGGGGGCATTCTTGGCGGTGCTGACAGGGGCAGCGTTCTTTGCGGGCTACTCGATGCGACGCAAAGCCGATAAGCCGATGGGGGCCGCGAAGCTCGATCACATCAAATACGACATCCTGCCCGATGGCACGCTAGGACCTGGGGACCCGAGAGGGCTGGAGGATGGCGAATGAAGCGGGCGAGGCGGTATGCGGCTAGGACGATTTTGTTTGTGTTGCTTGTTGCAGCGTCTCCGTTTGCGATAACCAAAATCCTTGCCGATGCGCTCTTTGATTTTATCGTCTGCCCGATACTTGAAAGCCTGGAGGTAATCGCCAATGACGACTGAGTTCACAGGCTACGATCCAACCATCGAAAACCGCGACGAGATCGCCAATACAGCGACCCCGGTACTGTTTGCACTTAGCGACGTTGAAGCCCCCGAAGAGATCGACCCAAGGCCACTGGTGAGGCACGACGACCAAGCCAACATGGGCTCTTGCGGCGGGTTCGGTAACACGAATTGCGGCGAATTCCTTTGGGGCTTAATTACCGGATCGAAAAGCAACGATCGGCAGTTCAGCCCGCTATTTAGCTACCTTGAGGCTCAAAGGCTTGACGGGTTGCTAGGGTCCGATAAGGGCTCGACGATTAGCAGCGGATTGAAGATCAGCAAGGAAATAGGCTACCTTGAGGCAAAACACTTGCCTTACTCGACGCCTTACCCTCGCAACGCTCGCACGCTGATTACCGATGAGATGCGAAAAACCGCAAGCGCGGTACAGGGTTTTCGGATTCGTTCTCATGCTTGGCTCGAATCCTACGATGACGTATTCAAATATCTTGCCAGTCGAGCCGGGGCGGTATATCCAGGCACAAGCTGGAATGACTCGCATTACGGGCGTAATGGCGTTGTTGAGTCGATTGGCTTCACTAATCGCGATGGGGGCCATGCTTACGCTTGGCTAGGCTACTCGAAGCGAAAAGACAAGCAGGGCCGGAATTACATTTGGCGATTGAATTCTCACAACGATTCCTGGACCGAGATAGCCCCATCGGTAATCGACCAGCTATGTCGGCATCAATGGAGTTCTATTGTGGGGATGAGCGACTTGATGACCCCAGGGCCGAAACGGGTTCTTTGGAAGGAAGCAAGGCCACTAGGATGACAGAAAAGGGAGGGCCGGTAATTATGGTCGCTTTGTTGTTTGGATTGTTTTGGCTCTGTAGTGAACCGGCTAAGGAGCCAACGCAATGCGACTTGCCCGATTCGTCGGCGTTGATTGAGGAAGTCGCGAAGGTCGAGTTTATCGCCCCCCCAAAGAAACCGGACTCGATGCCAAGCCCACAGCCAAGCCCCTCGGACAAGCCTCACGAAAAGACCAAACGCGAAGTGCTGATTTTCGTCTCGAAGAACTGCCCCCCCTGCGAGAAGTGGAAGCGGTGCGAAATGAACCGTTTCCTAGATGCAGGCTGGGCGGTTGGTATCGTCGAGGTTCATTCCTACGGGCTTACGCCGACCTTTGAAATTGAATCGGGCGAAAAGAAAGCGACGATCAAAGGCTACACAACTTTGGAACAGGCAGCGGAGGCGGTGCGATGAATCTATTGGCTCAACTGTCTCAGGAAGCTCAGCTAAGCGTCACTGCGGCGGCTATGACGACGATGGGTGGTGCTGTTGCTACGATGTTTTTGTACTACATAAAGGCAAACGCAAAGACCCAAGAAAACCTTGAAAAGCTTGCGATTGAAACCAAGGCAGACCTGAAAGAGTGCCGAGAGGACAGAGACGTATTGCACAGCAAGTTCCATGAGTTGGCGATGCAAGTTGCTCAAGTGAAAAGGAATCAGTAGATGCAAGCACTAATCGACGAGCTTTCAAAGCCCGAATACGCAACCATCAGCGACCAAGCGGCAGCGGACTTAATCAACGCGAAGACTGTAGCGCTTCGCAAGCCTGTTGAGCTTTGGATGGTGGTAGAGCATTCATCGAGGAACGGTTATCGAGCCAAGCTTGAGCTTGCAAGAACGAACGGCAATCATCCGTGCCAGGAGACGGCAATCAATATCCTGGAGTACATCAATTCGCCAAGGCTTCAAACGGTCGACATGGATTTGCCGTCGACGCGCGGAATGGTGCAGGCCTTGGTTCAATGCCATTTCGCGACGCAAACAATGGCCGACGAACTACTGGCCCTGGCAGATCAGACCGTTCGATGGGTCGATCATAACGGCATCGGAACGCTAGGCGTCGGCTTGGTGCAAAACGCTCGAAAGAAAATAGGAGTCCAGTAAATGCCCGATATCAAAATTGCCTACGGTTCAGCGTTTGACCTGACGATCACTTCGGCATCCCTTGCGAGCGATACCAACTTGCTAGCGGGTCGATCGTCGGCAGCAATTGACAACACAAGCGACAAGTTCTTAGATTTCTTAATTGGTGGCAAAGCTACTACAGGGACAAGTCCAACAACAGGAAGATCGATCCAATATTGGGCAGTCGCATCCTGGGACGGCACTTTATGGCCTGACGTTTTCGATGGGACAAATAAAGACGTTACGATTAGCCTCGCACAAATCAAAAACAGTTCGGTATGCAGGCTCATCGATGAGATTGCGACGACAGCGACTAGCAACGAGGATTACTATTTTGGCGGGGTGTCGATTGCTCGATTGTTTGGCTCAGTCCCCCCAAAGTTTCAGATTTTTCAAACGCATAATACCGGCGTTGCACTTAACGGAACCGCGGGCAATCACGTTATCCGAGTCCAGCCTGTGTACAGGACGGTTTAATGCCAAGCCTACCGCGATCGCACAATATCGTTGGCAGATGGGTGCCCTCAGCGGGTGCAACGGGCTTTCGTTTGGTCGATCGCGTTCGCTCGAATCATGGCACGCTGACGAACATGGACCCGGCTAGCGATTGGGTGGCAAACGGCAAGGGTGCGCTAGATTTAGACGGGTCGAACGACCAGATCGACCTAGCCGTTTCGGTGTCTCTTGGAACGGTCCACACAACTTGTGCATGGGTTTTTCCTCGCGGCCAAGCTACAGCATTTAATTTTGGCGGGTTGTGCGGGCAACCGAGCAGCCTAGGCAATAATCAAACAGCCAGTCTTTGTGTTTTGGGCTCAAATTCAACTTCCATTAACGCTTTCGGCTATTCGCACCACGATGCCATCGTGACTGCTTCGGGGTTGGTGCTTGAAAATCGATGGTCGTTTATTTGCAGCGTAAGAGTTGGGACCAAGGTGGATTTGTACTTAAACGGAAACTTCCAAGCTACTGGCACGTTAGCCCAAAACACTACATTTTCCCCCACGGTCTTAGGGCGTAGATTAGATTTCGTTGCGAATTACAACGGTCTCCTTGACGACTTTATTTTTTTCAACACCGCCCTTACCGCCAACGAAGTAGCACAAGTCTATCGTCTCGGGCGTGGCTACGGCGTATTTCCCGAGCCTGATTTTGATGAAGGCTTTGCGGCGGCAGGATTCAATCGACGACGGCGGCTTATTTGCGGGAGCAATTGTTAATGCAACTCTTAAAGCAATCCACAGCGGCAACCGTTTTAGTTGGTCCGGTCCTAGACTCGGCAGGGCTTGCGATTACCACGGCGGTTATCGGCGATTTTCAACTCACGAAAAACGGATCGACGGCGGCTCTTGTCAGTCCAGCGACGGCTACGCACAGCCATAACGGGAACTACCTGATTGCCCTATCGACAGGCAACACAGACACAGCAGGGCGGCTGGTTATCACGGTGAATAATTCGGCTCAAGCGATGGGAACGCAT